AGAAACGTTGCCACGCAATCGTGACAACATATCATGGGCATGGATATATACAAAACTAACAGAAAGAGAGAGCATAAATGACAACAGCAATGACAATCAATGACCGACTCGTAGAGTTGGGAACACTAATAGGTAACGAAGACAAAACAATCCAGCGTGCTGGTGCGGAAATGATCGAAGCCTTGTTTAACGAAAGCGAATACATAAGCAAAGATGAAATAGCAAAAGCACTATTCTATCTAACAGATATTCAAGTGCGTGACTATACACTAGGGTTACTAGACCCATCAACACCAGACAAGTTCAGACCTGCACTATCACTATTGGTTGAGTCAGCACCAACAGATGGTGATTACATTAATGCACCAGCATGCTTGCTTGCTGCACTAGAATACGAACAAGATAACAAAGAAGATGCATTGATTATGTTATCAAATGCTTCTGAAAAATATTCACTTGCCATGCTATTGACACGTGTGTTTGCAGCCAACTGGCCTGCCAGTGCATTTGGAAACATGCGTGAAGAACTACACCCTAAGGTAGTAGCAGGCATCTTCGAGGAGGCATAACATGGGACGCCAACAAGCAGAATCTATATCAGAACTTGACATACCATTACTCAATCAAATAGAATTACATTTGACAACTAACTTCTACCCAACAGTACCAAGGTTCATGGCACAGACATGTGTTGATGCACTCAATGCATATTGGGAAGAGGACATTGATCGCATGATTGATATGCCTAAAGGCGTAACATATAAAGGCTCGACTTCTGCCCCCGCGTGGGCTATCGTCGAGCAGCACAGGCTAGACGCATGGCTCGACAGTGATGAAGACTACGAGTAAACTATAAACAAAGGAGAAGAGAATGCTACAAGTTAGCGAAGAATATAATAACAAAGTAATACAAGTAATGAACAAGCGTGCTTGGGTAAGAGCAGGCACCGCAGTTAACGCTGGCTCTGCATCAGAAGCAGCACGACAGGCTGGCCTTGACTGGACAGTTGAACTATCAGATATGTTTGTTGAACGTAAGACAATTGTATCTCCATACGAAACCATAACTGATAAGTTAGATGTACCTAAACGCCAAGCAGTGATTAAACGTACTGACAGTACAGAGTCAATCATTGGTGTGGTTGGTAACAAGTACAAGATCGTGCAAAACATGGAAGTATTTAGCGCACTAGATACGCTAGTAGATTCAGGTGATGCACGATACACAGCAGCAGGTGAGTACAATGACGGTGCTAACATCTGGATGGTTATGGAACTACCTCTTGGTGTAAACGTAGCCAATGATCCACATGCTGCATTCCTGCTAGTGCAGTCATCACATGATGGCTCATGTGCAGTACGTATTCGCCCTATCATTGAGCGTTTGTTCTGCGCTAATCAAATCAACAACTTGATTAAAGGTAAGAAAACAAATAAGTTTACTTATGTTATGAAACATACAACTAATTCAGAGTTGTCAGTCAATGACATTCGTAACATCACACAACTTACATATCAAGCAATCGAAGAGTATGAGACAACAGCAAGTGGATTGTTGAAACGTGAAGTTTCAGCAGAGCAAGTACGCAATTACTTCAAGCGTGTATGGGCGTTGCCTACTACAGTAGAAGACAAGCCATACCACCTGCTCACACAAGGTGAGCGTAGACAACAGACCATTGCTATTACTGCACGTGACAAGGCGTGGCAGATATACAATGAATCAGAAACACAAGCCAACATCAAAGGCACAGCATTCGCTGCTTGGCAGGCAGTGATAGAGTATGCAGATCATCATGCAACGGGCGGCTCCGAACGCCTTGCCGTTGCCGCCCTCAGTGGACGTAGTGATGGTATCAAAAACAAAGCATTAGACCTAATGCTTTCTAACTAGGGAGAGACATGAATACAATTCAAATACTAGATGTAGAATCTGGCAATACAATCAACTATACTGAATATGAAGTAGGTAACTTCATACGCAGAGCAAAAGAAGCAGATGCAGTACAACAAGTTTCAAATGAAACTAGGGCACGAATCAGTTCAATTCGTAATACAGTACGTGACTTCTTCAGTGAGCGTGAATGGGAAAATCGTGAGACAACAGTTACTCTTGATGAAGTCAACGAGTTACTTGAAAGTATTGGATCACACTCAATCCAAACTACATACTCAGGCAGCATTACAATCTTAGTTAGTTTCAGTGATCTAGATGCTGATAATGAAGACGATGCAGTCAGCAAGATTCAAGATGAGATTAGCGTAGATTTATATAACGCTACTACTCGTATTGATGACGTAAGCGTGGATGAAATTACTGAAGAGTAATGAGTACACAATACCCATACGTACCATATGATGGTACTGCTGGCTGGTCAGGTAGTGACACATCTGAGCAGCGTGCTTTAGATAATCTTTACTCTGGCAGGGAATTAAACAACCAACAGTTGGTGTTAAAGTTTTTAAAAAGCAGAAACGATTATGGTATTACTTGGAAAGAACTAGCCATAGAAACAGGATGGCATCACGGTACTGCAAGTGGCGTGTTGTCAGTACTGCACCAGTCAGGTGCAATAGTACGCACAATTAAAACAAGAAATAAATGTAAGGTATATGTACATCAAGATTATAAAGATCAAGTAATCTATGAGGTATACAAAAAGAAAGAAAAACTTTGCCCCAATTGTGGGCATGACGTCAACGCATAGTCCGTCAACTATGCTATGATGGGACAACCAGTGGGCGGTAGGTTTTGGCTCTCTCCTTGTCCTACCCCCGCTGGTATCTAATCAAAGGAGAACTATGGCAGAGGTAGAAGTACCTAGAGATAGGTACGGCAGACCAATGATTGTTCCACCTAAAGGTGGGAAACCAGTACCATACACACGCACTACTACAGTTGCAGGATCATTAGATGATGGCACTGCATTAGTAGCATGGAAGTTACGCATGGCAGCAGCAGGACTAACACTGCGACCTGATTTATTACTAGCCGCTAGTGCTATGCGTGACAACAAGTTAGAGATGGATAAGTTAGTTGAAGATGCAATGGAAGCAGCAGGCGCTACGCGTCAGGCTACCATTGGTACTGCTATCCATGCACTGACAGAAAAACATGACAGAGGTGAAGACCTTGGTGTCATACCGCAAGATTATGTTGCAGACATACAAGCATACGATGCAGCAACTAAAGACTTTGAGAATGTAAACATCGAACAGTTCTGCGTCTTAGATAAGTTTAAGATAGCAGGTACACCTGATCGTATTGTCAAATACAAAGGCGAGTTGTTTATCTCTGACCTCAAGACAGGTAGCATTAGTTATCCAAACAAGATAGCCATGCAGTTGGCAGTGTATGCCAACGGCTTGCCGTATGATCCTGCTACGGCAACCCGTGGTACATGGGGAGACGTCAACACAGAGAGAGGTATCATTGTCCATTTACCAGCAGGTAGTGGCGAGTGTACTTTACATTTCGTTGACATTAAAGAAGGCTGGAAGGGTATACAATTAGCAATGAAAGTACGCGCTTTCAGAGATACAAAAAAGAAACTAGTAACATCAATCAAGGAGTAACATGCACACAGAGGCACCAATTAGCATCACAGTTAAGTCAGCAGCAGGCTCGCTTGTTACAGTGCGAGCATCATCAGCAGAAGAACTAGATCAGACAGTTGCGCTAACACTTGCATCACTAGCATCTGCAACTGCAGAACTAGAAACAGCAGTGCGTGGTATCGCACCAGTTAACACAGCAGTACCACCACAACCAGCAGTTGCAACAGTAACAGCAGCATTCAATGCTACTGAAGTTGTTACAACTCCAGGCGCAGGTGCACGTCAATGTCCTCACGGTACAATGACACGCATCCATGGATTAACAGGTAAGTTTGGCCCATACAAAGGCCACTTCTGCCCAGCCAAGCAAGGCGATCCAACTAAGTGCACAACTATCTATGTGAAAGCAGGCTCAGCAGAGTTTGCATCATTCATGGCAGACCAGACAAAGGCTTAAATGAAAACACTACGCCGTAGTATTGGCAAGCCAGAAGTGGGAGGGGAGCCATTAGCCCCTCCCTTTCAGGCATTCCAACGAGAGGGAATCATTCTGCGTAGAGCAGAAGTCACCGTCGTAGCAGGTACTCCAGGCGCAGGTAAGTCATCTATTGCATTACATATCGCAGCAAGGTTAAAACAACCAACACTATACTTCTCTGCTGATACTAATGCACATACTATGGCAATGCGTTTGCTTGCTATGAAAGCCAAGATCACACAACAAGCATCAGAGTTTATGCTTAAGACAGAGCCAGCCAAAGCAGAAGAATACTTGCGAGAGTTCTCTAATTTGTACTGGTCGTTTGAACCCAGCCCTACCCTTAAAGATTTAGATGATGAGGTATCAGCATTTGAAACTATGTGGGGTAGAAGTCCAACGCTTATCGTTGTAGATAATCTTATGGACATAGCCATTGATGGACATGAAGAGTTTGCAGGTATGCGACAGGTTATGAAAGAGTTAAAGTTCCTAGCCCGTGATACCAACGCAGCAGTCCTTGTCTTGCACCATACTCAAGAAGGTGCAAGCGGTTATCCTTGTCAGCCACGCTCAGCCTTGCAGGGTAAGGTGGCACAGATACCAGCAATGGTGTTGACAGTAGGTCAGATGATGCAGGGGCAGGACACATACTTGTGTGTGGCCCCCGTTAAGAATCGCTATGGCAAGGCAGACCCAACTGGTAACACATACTTATCGCTATCATTTGACCCAGCCTCTATGTATTTAGAGGATGTAGTCAGAGACTATAGACAACCAGAGATGACAGTATGAAACAATATAGAATAGAAATAGAACTAGGTGTGTTAGGCTTTGAGATCGAAGCAGAAGATGAAGACGATGCTTTCGAGGCTGCCAAAGAAATAGCACTAGAAGATATAACCTATGATGTACTAGAACATGCACAAATAAACATAGAGGAAATCAAAGATGCCAAAATATAGAGTTACATTAGAACAACATAAAGAAAAAGTTATCCGTGCTTCTTCATTAGAAATAGCAGAAGAACGCGGTAAAAAAATGGCTAAAGGTTTTTGGGTATTAACAGAAATTAAAGAAGTAAAAGAGTAATGAGTAGCGCAGCCAAAGCCAAAGGCTCAGAAGCAGAGCGAGATGTAGTCAAGTACCTCAAGCAATGGTTCCCTTATGTAGACAGGCGATTGGCTGGTGCTACCCTAGACAAAGGTGACATATCAGGTATACCTGGAGTTACAATTGAAATAAAAAATCATGCCAAGATGGACTTGGCTGGATGGACAGAAGAGTTGATAGTCGAAATGGCTAACGACAAAGCATGGACAGGCGTGGTGTGGCACAAACGGAGGGGACGGGGAAGTCCTTCGGATTGGTACTGCACCATGCCTGCACATGTATGGGTAGATTTACTAAGGAGAGCACTTGGAGAAACCAAGCATTGAAGAGTATCTCAACTACATAGGTGCAGTCATACCTGCAATGGGTAGTGGGTGGCGTAAGATGAAGTGTCCATTTCATCATGATAGTCATGCATCAGCAGCAGTTAACTATGATAAAAACGCCTTTGTCTGCCACGGGTGTGGTGTCAAAGGCGATACTTATTCCCTAATTATGTACAAGGAAGGTGGCGATTATCGTGCGGCTCTCAAGTTCGCAGAAGAATTTCTTACTACAGGCAACACAGAGGTACGCAGCAAAGATAGATCAAGCAAGCGAGTATCTATTAAGCCGTCATCTCTCGGTAGAAGAGGCAAACATATTTCACTTGGGAGTGGTAGACGACCCACTTCCAGGACATGAAGCCTACAAAGGTAGGTTAGCAATCCCATACATAACACCGTCAGGTGTAGTAGACATTAGATTCCGTGGCATGCACAACGAAGACCCTAAATATATGGGTTTAATTGGTGCTAAAACAACGATGTTTAATACACAGGCTTGCTTTGTTGCAGATAAATATATCTGCGTAACCGAAGGTGAGTTTGATTGCATCATGATGTCAGTTAAAACTATGCATCCAACTATAGGTATACCTGGGGCTAACAACTGGAAGCCACACTATGCTAAGATACTTGATGACTTTGAAACAGTAATCATCTTGGCAGATGGTGATGCGGCAGGGTTAGAGTTTGGCAAGAAGATCAGTCGTGAGTTAGGTAATGTAAACATTATCTCTATGCCAGAAGGTGAAGACGTAAACAGTATGATGATTAAACAAGGGAGTGAGTGGATTGACGAACGAATCAGAGAGTGCATTGCCATTTGATGAAACATTTTGGAATCATATAGATCACCAAAAGTTTTCAATTGGTATACCCGTATCAGAAGACAAAGTATTAAATATAATTGATGTGCTGAGAGATATTTACAAGTCCATAGATAGTGACCCAGAGTTAGCCAAAGAATACCTAATCATGACTGCTGCTATACTATCAGCCACACGTACAAATACTGCTGAGTTGGTATGGGAAGAAATGGCAGTCAGAGAATCCATGAAAGAACTAGACTCAACACTAAAGGAGATACTTAATGAGAAGAAAGAGTGACTTAGAATTAATCATGGCCCAACTAGAAGACCTCATGATTAAAAAACATGCTGACTATGGGCCTATGAATATAGCAGGAGCACCAGGTGGTGCTATGAATGGGCTAAGGGTACGCATGTATGACAAGTTGGCTAGGCTTAACAACCTAGTAGACACAGGCGACACGCCGAACTACGAAAGTATCGAAGATACCCTGATTGACCTTGCAAACTATGCCATAATCGGACTGCTTGTCCAACGTGGACAGTGGGAAGGTTTACCCAATTCAAATGGCGAATCAAAAAAGAGTAGTAGTACTCAGTGATTTACAGATACCATATCAAGACAACAAAGCAGTAACCGCTACACTAGACTTCATCCGCGACTATAAACCAGATGAACTCTGGTGTGTAGGTGATGAACTAGATGCACCCGAACCAAGCCGCTGGAACAAAGGCATGGCTGGCGAGTATGCTGAAACACTACAAGATAGTATTGATCTAACGCATGAGATCATGAAGAACTATCGAGTAGCGTTAGGCAAAGGCAAACCATTTTATATACAACGCAGTAATCATACTGATCGTATTGATACTTACATGCGTAAGTATGCACCTGCATTTATGTCTCTTAAATCATTAGAGATTGAAACACTACTAGGTTATGAAAAACTAAATGTTACTTACCTTCATAAGATGCATGAGTTACTACCTGGTTGGGTCATGGCACACGGAGATGAAGGCGCACTTAACCGTGCACCAGGGGCTACCGCTTTAAATTTAGCAAAGCGTTTAGGCAAGTCAGTTGTATGTGGGCACACGCATCGCGTGGGGCTACAACATGAGACTACTGGATTCTATGGCAAGACCAATACTCTATACGGATTAGAGGTCGGGCATATGATGGATATAAAACAGGCTAGTTATCTAACATCAGGTAGTGCCAACTGGCAAACAGGTATTGGTATCCTTGTGCAAACAGGTACAAAGGTAACACCATTTGCAGTACCAATTGTCAATGGTGAGGTAATCATTCCATAATGACTTACATTGAAGAGTACAATGATTTGGTACAGACTCTAGCATCTGAGTACTCACGCAAGTACAGCATGATTGAGCGTGATGACATAGGACAAGAGTTGTGGGTGTGGTTCGTTGGACACCAACGCAAGTACAAAGAATGGTCTGCCCTAAAGCAGAAAGATAAAGATAAACTTATCGCTAAATCGTTACGCAATGCAGCCCTTAAGTTCTGTGAACGAGAGAAAGCACGTAAAATTGGGTACGATACGTCCGATTTATACTATTATGATGCCTCTGTAGTGGAGGCATTTTTGCCTTCAATCATCAGTGAGACCTATGTTATTCCCACAAAGATACAAGACTTAAATTCTAAGTTCGGTAGCGGTGATGTATCAGATGGTAACAACTGGCTAGCATTACGATCAGATATAGCGGCAGCCTATTACAAATTATCTGAAGCAAAACAAAACATTTTGCGCCTACGCTTTAGCGTAGAGCAGCCAGACTGGGCAACACTTGCTAAGGAAATGGACAGCACACCAGATGGTGCACGTATGAAAGTACAACGTGCAGTCAACTCACTTATTAAAAACCTAGGCGGATGGAAACCATATTATGACAAAGAAGAAACAGCAGAAGATACCACCACAGAAGACACAACAGATACCACGGAAGAATGACAAGATCATTATATGTTGGTGCGATAACGGAACAACTGATGGCAAGTTTACCGAAGGCGTGGTCTACTCACTCATCTCATCTGGTCTTCCACTTGCTAGTGCTATGCGAGTACAAGGTAATCAGATCGGAAGACAACGCCAGAATGCGCTGGAGTTTTGGTATGACCAGACAGACTTCGACTGGATACTATGGGTAGATAGCGACATCGTTCTTAACAATGAAGCACTACGTAAAGTTTGGTCTGCCGTTCATCCTATTGAAAGACCAGTAGTAACAGGTACTTACTTTATTTCTAAGGAAAATGAACGCAGTCTTATGGCTCCATATCCTGCTTTATTTAACTGGGTTGAAGGAGACGACTATCAAATCTCTTACGCACATCCATTACCAGTAGATGCACTAATTAAAGTTGGTTCTGCTGGCTTTGGGTTTGTTATGATGCATCGTAACGCAGTTAAAAAGATGCGTGAGGTACATGGAAACATTCCATATTTTAATGAAACAGGAGTTGGAGAACAATTTGTATCAGAAGATATTAACTTCTTCCGACTAATGCACAAGGCTGGAGTACCTTTGTACTCACACACAGGTGCAACAGTGCAGCATATGAAACGCTTCTCACTAGATGTTAACTACTACAAGTTCTTTTGGGAAAATGACAGACCTACGGGGTGAGCCAACCTTTGCATGCATATGCGGTTGCCTCATGTTTGAGGTAACAGTTATGTGGGATTGGGAGTCAAGAGAAATAAGTTGGTATGATCTTGCACAAAAATGTAAAGACTGCGGAATTATTACAACCGCACCTACACCTATAGATTGGATGGATTGTGACTAATGCCTAACTATGATTTTAAATGTGAAACATGTCAGTCAATTATAGAAACAAATGAAAACATACCACCAGTATGTACAACTTGTCTTAGCACAATGATTAGATTATGGTCGGCACCAGCCGTTAAGTTTAACGGGCCTGGCTTTTACTCAACAGGAGGATAAATGTTTCGACCTAGTGATACACCCAACTGTGCATCAACTGATCCAGAAGCGTTCTTTGTTCAAGATGGAAGTGCTACCTATGCAGAGCCAGCATTACTGGCACGCATCTGTAGTCCTTGCAAAGTAAAAGAAGAATGCCTTGACTATGCACTCAAGCACGAAGTGCTTGGCTATTGGGGTAACACCAGCGAGACTCAACGAAGACGCTTAAGGAAACAATTAAAGATTATTCCTAAGCCCTTGTTCTCCACATACAATTAAAAAAGACCCCCGCCAGGTAGGTTAAAGTACCTGAGCGGGGGCTTCTATGTCTCTACGGGGCTGCTAAGCCCCTAAAACGGGGTGTTTACTTGGTGCTTCCCTTGCCAAATTCTGTGGCCTTAGGGTCTAAAGCCTTCCAAATTGGTGCAATAAAAGCAGAAACAAAAGCATATGCAAGCACTTTAGGGTCTGTTACCCCTGCTGCGTACATAGCAATTACTGATGGAACAGCGGCACGGCTATAAGTAAGAGCCATTGCAATCATTTTATCTTTGTTCATTTGAGTCCTAACTTGTTGATTCGTATTTTAACTTGGGCTGGTGTTTCAATAATCTCAAAGTGCATGTCATCTTTGCGAGTCTTATATGAGCCACCCCAACGCAAACCATACTTCTTTACTAGTGCTTTAAGCAGCACTTGCTGTGGACCAGTAAAAGTATTTTCTTTACCAAGCGGATGCTTGACTGCATTTAAATCTATAGCAGTACCAGATGCATGGTTAGATAATCCTGTTGTTTCTCCACGAACAGGGCGATATGCATAGCCCCAATCATCAAAAGTGCCTGCATCAATTGGTTCAATTGTTTTATGAAACTCTGCTGCAAATGCGGCCAAGATAGGGCCGCATGCTGCGGCACAACGCAACTTAATATTTGTACCTTCAACTTTAAATTGCTTAATGTCAATTGCTGTTGGGTCTTTACTTGCTATCCAACCGTTACTACTCTTCTCATTCATCGTCATCTTCATATACCTCATGATCTGGAATGTTTGGCGATGGACGCTCCCAATGTGGTTCTGGAATAATAAAACCTATGCTCATGATCTATGTTCCTCAATGTGCTGTTCAAATTTACCCTCTAGTTTAGCCAGTATAATTTCAATTCTATTGACTGAATCTTTAATTGAACTACCACCATTTGGTTTAAGTTCTGCAAGTACTTCTTTAATATGGTGCTTAAACCACCATCTAAATAATCCACCTGCTGTGAGTACCACAAAAAGATAGCCGCTTATAGCGGTAGCCCACATTGAGATGCTGTCAATAGTCATTAGAGTTTATACCGTTCTGATAGTGAGTGTGATGATGCCACCGAAACCTGTGTAACGTTTGTCTGGTGGAGTAGCGCCTGTGAATTTTACTTCTTCAATAAGACATTGTTTGATTTCACCAGTACGGAAGTCCTGGAATGTAACAATATCTCCGCTTGCTTCCGCGTCTTCCAACGCGCTTAATCGTTCTATTGCTCTGCCTTCATATCCAATTGTTGAGTTATACTTATCTGTTTCAGTATCAAAGTTAAATACTGGGATACTAATAACTCGGTTACGAGGCGTAGCAGGTACTGCCTTAAGTTGATAACCCTTAAGTACTGAACCTTTTGTTGTATCAGTAGCATCACGATATAAAATAAATCGTAATCCTAATGAATCTTGTGCACCTAGTGGCTGTGTAATAGTGACTTCAGGGTTACCTACAATTGCATCGTACTGCACAACATCATATAAAGTGCCAGCAGTAGAACGAGTTTGAATACTCATAGACCCATAAGTAAAATCTCCACGCGCAATAACGCGTTTAAAGTTCTTAGGCTCTAGTGTGTTGTATCGAATAAGTCCAGTCTCAAGATAACCATTTGTGCGTAAGTTAGTAGGGTGTTGTTTGTAAGCGTTACCTACAACTTTTACTAATGCAGTTGAAGAGGTAACTGCTTGAGATGTAACGGTAGATGTGTTAGTAGTTGTAAATGTAAATGATGTGGTAGTTGGCGTAGAAACAATAGTTGATCCAGTAAATGGAGTACCACTATTTATAGCAGCATCTACACCTTGAACCCATACTATGTCACCAACCAAAAGCCCATGTGCTGATGCAGTTGTAAGTGAAACAACACCACTAGATAAAGCCTTGTTTACTACTGTGCCACCGACAACGGTGGCTGTGCTAGCAAATACTAGGCTATCTGTGTTACCTATAAATGCACAGGCTGTAGTTATATAATCGTGGTTAGTTGCATAACCATCGTAGTGAACATCATGTGCGTAAGCAAAACGTAGTGTTTCTAGTTCGGTACTAAGGTCAACGCGGATGACTCCTGGCTCGTTATTAACTCCAGTTGCGCACCAAATAAAACGATCACGTGCAGCAAAGTCATAGCATGGCTGGTCAGTTTCTACAATAAGTGGACCATACGTCAATGATCCTTGCGCATCAACAGATGCAATACGAATGCCAAGGTTAGTGCCAATACACATGTAGCCAAGATAATAAAACAACTTATGTACTATCTCACCAAAAGGAAGTTCGGCTGCTGTAATAGCAGAGGTTAAATTAGGGAACGCACCAGCATCTGTAAGTATAAACTTAAAGATAGATGACTGTGATCCGTTGTATCCAGATACATAGATAGCAGTACCAGAGGCAGCAATACTTGTAAAAATATAAGAAGTATTGGGATGAGTGTATACATCAGTTGGCATACTTGTTCTGCTAACTGGAAACTCATAAATTTTATTATTAGCCGCAAGTACAATACGTTGTTTTACATACTCAACAACAGCATTAGTTACTGCAATGTCTGGTCCTACAAACATTCTAGTAGCAGCAGAAGTTGAAGCAGCGTTAAGTGCTTTCTTATTAAACTCTAACCTACCACTAGTTGAGTCATTTGTAACCCAATATGCAAATTGCCCATCATCTGTAATTGCATACACTGGGTCTTGCCCAGCAGTATTATCAATCCAATGATCTACCGTGCCATCATAATGAATACGATCTACGTCAGTACCATCATGCAAAAGATAACCATTAATAGCAGTAGTTGCTCCCGCTGGTGTCCATGTAATGCTACGCATTGTTTGTTGTGGGCGTTTGTTTGGATGTAATTCTTCTGTTGTTATAGGCCCAAGAACTGTATCGTGAAGCAGGCTTACTTCTCCCTGCGTCCAGATATTAACACCATATGATTCTTTAACTCGGTATGAGTTAGTAGAAATAGTTGGTGAATATGGGTTAGCAAGAGGATCATAAAACAAAATCCCCTCTCCAGTATGGAAAGAGGATTGGCTGCGTAGCCACCAGTTACTTAACGATTGCTCGCCTGGGTCTCGCTGCGAATCAAACTGTTGCTTACGAAATGGTGCAGTAGTGCGCTCGTAAAGGCGCTCATCATTAATAGCAGACAAGAATGGAATACCAGCAATAGCAACATCAAATGCGCTGCTAGTGTTTTGCCAAATAGCATTAGTATTAAGGCCAATATCAACGGCAATAGCACGGGTACTTCTACCTTCGGTTATGTCTCTATTTGCCACTGTATCTCCTTAGTATATTTGTTCTTCTGCTTCATCCATTGCATCATCTATATCCCACGTAAGTGGAACAAGATCAGTCAGTAGTGTGTCCATTTTTAAAAGTCTTTTCCTTTTACCTTCATCAAAGAACCATCTCTCCAAAACTCCATATTAGAATACTTGTGTCTGATGTAGTCTGATAAAATATCTGTAGATGTTTTTGACTTAGATAAAGATTTTCTTATATCGTGCAAGTTACTAGGAAGTCCTAGTTTTATATCATCATCTGACTCTACTTTTTCTATTTTCTTAAAGTTGTGTTTATAGTCAGGTAGTTCTAGGAACTTATAGATGCCAGACATAGTTTTTTCTGGCTTGAGCACTAGGTCGTCGTACTCTACGATATGGAATATACCCTTGTTCTCTGGAAAGAAAGCAGTGGATAACCCTAGTAGTGCTTTATCTATATCTCCATTAGGTTTCATAAGGAACTCGGCTATACTGTCCTTGGGCGACCTATAGTTGTTAATAAAAGCACCACTGTTGGCCGTATTATTTTTTAGGTAATCAGCATCCATTGAAACAAAAGAAGCAATAATTTCTAAGATGTCACGAACCGTAATAATTATCTTAGGGGTAGGAGTAACAAACCTTTTGATTAAGTCAAGATTGGCTGGGGTTCCCCAGTCTTTCTCTCTATCAATTATTACAGGCTTATCTGTGCCTTTGTAGAATGTATCAAAAAAAGATGAGAGTAGTTCTTTTGCCCTAGTCTCATTTTCTTGGTTACGACCTATGTTTTCCATATTGTTGCAAGAATCTATGTAAGACCACATTAGATTATTCAAAGGACTTAATGGAGTGCTATATATATCTGGGTTTTGATTTAAGATTGCTGATAGAAGCGTGTTACCGCTTCTTGGTAACCCTGCTAGAAAGTAATAAGTTTTATCCATAAATAAAGTATATCACCTAACTGGCAGGATTACCGAAGCAGTACTTAAATTAAAACCTTAATACGTAAAGAACGCCTTGTGTTCCATTGCCACCAACGCTAAGCGGAGCGGTATTGATAATTCCACCGCCACCACCACCTGCACCGTAGCCTGTTGCATTGCCACCATTGCCATTATTAAAACCAGACGCTCCGCCAGTTCCAATACCAGAACCAGCACCTGCTACGGCTGGACCAATATTTGAACCACCACGGCCACCACCAGTTGTGCCATTTACTACGTGAGGATATAACAATGTTGTTGCTCCTCCATTATTGCCAGTGTAACCAAGTGAGCCACCAGCGCCGCCTGCTGAATTAAGCGTTCCGCCAGTTGCTGTGCCACCAGCGCCAACTGCATTTGCGGAAATTCCTCCGCGACCACCGCCACCTGCTGTCATTCCATCAAATGTACTAGCGCCGCCAGCGGTTGGGCTTGCCCCACCATCACCTGCGGCTCCAATTGTTACAGCCATAGAACCTGTAAGTTGAACATACTTAGCGCAAACACCGCCACTGCCTCCGCCACCTGAACGGTCATCACCTAAAGCACGGCCTCCACCACCACCGCCACCGCCAACAAGAACGGCATAACCATATCCTGATGTAGATGTTCCAGTATAAGTAGAGTTACCAACTGTTGTGATGGTATCTAGAGTTCCGCTAAATGCAGAACCTGGCAATGTTAATGCAGTCTGTGTTATTGTAACAATGACATTTGTTCCTGTATTGCTATATAAACGCAGAGTGCTTGCATCACTAGCAAGAGAAATTGTTATTGTACCACTTACGGTTTGACTATTAAGCAAAAGAACATTAGCGCTTGAATAGAATTCAAAAGTAAGCATTGTTGTAGATACGCACGTAACTGTATATACACCAGCAGTAAATGGAGTTGTTGCCGAATAAAAAACATTAGGAGAAGGAAGTGTTAAAGCCTTAGCGTTGACACTTGAGGTTACTGGGGCTGGGAATACTGAAATAGCCATTAGGAAATCTCCACTCCGCTGATATGAAAGTTAACTGTAGTTGCTGATGCAAAACCAGTAATTGTTTGTGTAGCAGTAAGAACTTGTTTTATATCAAAATATGCGCTTGAGTTAGCGGCAATAGATGAAGCAGATTGCAATCCAACACTATTTAATGTAATAGTAAATGTAGCAGCAGATGTTGCTGTATTAGTTACTACAATGTTTGTAACAACTGTAGTTGTTGCAGATGGTACTGTATATAGTGTTGCACTTGATGTTGCTGCCGCTGCTCTATACAAGGGCTTGGTTGTTGTAGCCATTAGTTACTACCTTTCGTTTAGATTGCACCCATAAGGAGCATAGTTAATTGATCTTTTATACTGCCTGGAGCAGTAAGAGTTATGTCTGTCATTCCAGTAATAGTTGTTATAGTTGTTCCAGATGTTACTACTGTTGTTCCCAATGTTGGCGCTGAGTAAGAAGATACAGCAGCCCATGATGGTGTTGTTCCATTGGTAGTTAAATACAAACCATTACTACCAGCCTGTGATGGTAAACCTGCATAATATGCACTATAAGTAATGTTAGTTGTACCAATAGTAATTGTGCCTGTAGTTGAGTTAACAAATGTTTTACCTAAATTAACTGTTCCACCTGTTGCATTAACAATATCTCCATTAGCCATTTCACCAGCAGGATTATTATCGTTATCTGTAGCACGGGTAAGTACAGCACTAATACCACTTGTACCAGCAGTAGTAACTGTATAAATACCATTTTGTGTTTGTGTTGTTTGATCTTTAATAAGCACACGATTGTTAAGTTCTGTTGTTATACCATCAAGAATAAATACACCAGTTGCTGTAACTGTAAAAGTTGCACCAACACCACTTGAACCATTATTATATGTACCAACAATGTTAGCAGTAGTTGCAGCAACTACAGGAGCATGAAAGTTAATACCAACCGTAACAGTATCTACATATTGTTTGGTAGCAAGACCAAGACTTGCAGTTGGATCTGCGCTAGCAAGGCCACCGCTAAGAGTTAAAGCATTAATTGTTGAAACTGTTGCACCAGAACCAATAGATGTAGTACCAATAGTAGGTGCTGAGTAAACACTAGTTGTTGCAATTTGTGTCCAAACAGCACCTGACCATACATACATATTATTAAGCGTTGAGTTCCAATAGATAGCACCTACAAGAAGTGTGTTGCCATCATTGTCTACTGTAGGAGGTGATGCTTTGCTACCAAGGTAACGATCATCAAAATCATCATATGTTGTTGCCGCACTAGAAGCACTAGTTGCAGCACTAGATGCCGAAGTAGCAGCAGCGGTTGCAGAAGCAGCCGCTGATGTAGCAGATGTAGCAGCGGCAGTCTGACTGGTCAAGGCTGAAGATGCTGAAGTAGATGCAGCAGTAGCAGAAGCAGCAGCACTAGTAGCACTGGTAGCAGCAGCAGTGGCTGATGCGGCAGCGCTTGTGGCTGACGTGGCTGCAGCAGTTGCACTAGCAGCAGCAGCAGAAGTTGAGGCAGCAGATGAAGCAGCAGAGGTAGCAGCACTGTTGGCTGAAGTTAAGGCTGCGGCTGCAGATGTGGCAGAAGATGTAGCACTTGTGGCTGCTGCTGTAGCGGAAACCGCTGCTGAGGTGGCTGAAGTAGCCGCTGCAGTTTGGCTTGTAAGGGCGCTAGTAGCGCTTGTAGAGGCCGCTGTAGCCTGTGTAGAGGCACTACTAGCAGATGTGGCTGCTGAGGATGCCGATGTAGAGGCAGACGATGCAGAGGTAGCAGCAGCGGTCTGACTGGTCAGAGCAGATGAGGCTGAGGTAGAAGCCGAAGAAGCAGATGTAGCAGCAGCAGTAGCAGAAGTTGCTGCGCTAGATGCGCTAGTAGCAGCGGAAGCAGCAGATGTGGCTGCAGCCGTGGCTGAGCCTAAAATAGAATCAACGTATGTTTTAGTAGTTGCGTCGCTGCCGTTGCTCGGAGCCGATAGTCCTGTTACAATAGCACCTGTGAGGGTGCCACCAGTAATAGTAGCAGTAGAAGTAATAGCACCAGATAGAGTCGCACCAGCGACTATAGGTGTAGTCAGGGTTTTATTAGTTAAAGTTTGAGTAGCAGCAGTACCTACAACTACACCAGATGTAGCAAGCAATCCGTGTACTTGGCTATTTGCTTCAATATGAGTATTAGAATCTCTAAGGTCACGGCCAATAATCATGTGGCGTACTACAGCGCCAGCAGAGTGTTCGGTTGCTGTGCTTACAGCATCAACGCTACGGGTAATAGTTAATGTATTACTAGATGCACCAGTAACATCTACAATTTCTTCAAGGGCTGTATCTGGATCAAGGACTACAGTAAAGGTAGAACTTGTGGTAAGTGAGGCACCAGATACAGTAGCAAATAACGCAGTTGCATTTGCTACGTTAATTGTAGTACCACCTGATGTTACAGCAGATGTAAGAGTAGTTTGCTGAGAACGGGAAGTGTATTGTCTAACTGTCATTTATTTACCTATCGGCTGTAGTGGACGCGAGTTGGGTACTGAAGTTTCTGCTTCAACGATTCTTCTTCAAGACGTTGTAAGTAGAGATTTTGTAATTGCTTTGTTACGTTTGTGCCTGTGCCGTATGGACGCTTAGTGTCTAACTCATCAGACTGTGGGCTTGTAACAGAAATACGGGCTGGGTCAATATAAGAAGCCAAGCGCCATGCGGTGCCATAAATAATTACATCGCGCATAGTAGATGGCAGACCAGTCACGGTCTCAAAATCATCATTATTGTTTGCCATATTAACTGGCATGTGTGCATAAACAATGTTAATTGTACGACCTGGAAGTACGTTGTCATAGATAGATACAGTACGACCAGTAGGAAAAGAAGGTGCATATGCAATAGGGTCCCAACGCCACTGGCGTATAGGTAGCCATTCAAGTGTTGGTCCAACTGATTGCCATGCCATTGAAAGAATCTGAATTGCTTCTGTTGGTACTGGGTAAGTAGTACGGCTAGCAAGAAAACTTACGGGTGTAGACCCTACAGAAAATACCTTAGGATATACAGAGTTAATTGTATCGTTAATTGCACGCTTAACTGCTTGACGTGGGTAAGTAGGAGTAATAACTATCTTAGAGTTTACAGCATGAGCAGCAGCAGTTGTGGCGTTATAGCCACGACCAAATGGTGCAATTGTAATTGTGTTTGATTGACGATCATAAGCATCTACCCACATCATCTCATCATCAATCTCAATGATGCCCTTACCAATGTTATCGGTAGAAGCAACCTGAAGTGTAAGGTCGCCAGAGGTAGCAGCCTGAGTTAGATAAGTAACACGATCTTGGCGGTAAGTAAAACCTGCAAGGTCTAGTTGAACATCATCAACAAGGTTATTAAATGTAGTTGCCATTAGGAAGCGATAGTCCTTAATGCGGTAACGATCTCTACATACTGATTGGCTGGGAATGTCATACCAGCCAGTTCGTTTGCAACTGCGTTATTCGCTTTGTAATCTACGGGTGGACGTGTTGAACTTGCTTTAAAGTTAAGGGCGGCAGTCATGCCTAGCCCTGGTGCAGTACCACACCAATCGTTTGCAGCACCAGTTTCATCTAAGTAAGCAGTGCGTGCTGGGTACTCTCCGCCATTGGCAAGACGGTTTAGTTCATCACGGAGTGTTGATCCTGGGAATCCATAAAGAGTATATGTCGTTCCATTGTATGTAGCAGTACCGTATGTAGTCATATATTTTCCTTATCTAATTACTGGGCCGCGGAGTCCGCCGCCGCCACCACCAAAACCACCTATACCGCGACCACCCCAAGTACGTGCGCGTGGTGCAGGCTTCTTGCCTTCTAATTTGTCTATCTTTTTTCTATCTTTTAATCCTTCTCTAACGCGACGATCTGCTTCGCGTTGCTGAGGATCATTTACGCTAGAGCGTTTAGTAGCACGTGATTCTGTTTTATCACGACGCTGCTCTTGT